TGAAACGGCGGCCCTGTTCTGGGCGGCCAAGCGCTGGGGCTACAGCTTCAAGCGGCCGGAATACCACCAGACGGCCAGCGTGGCCAAGCTTGGATACCAGCCGGACAACAGGCCGGGGGCGCTGGTATGAGATTTGTTTGCGATTGCTGCCACGATCTGACAAACATCGAGGCAGACCGGATGGAGATCCAGGGCGACAAGCTGATGGTATACAGCCGCGGGCGGCTGGTGTACGTGGCGGATCTCGGCCAGATCATGCTGGCCAAACTGACGCCGGGGAGGGAGGAGGCAAAATGAAAGAGAATGTGCTGGAGCGAAATGCAAGGCTGGATACCGAACGGAAGATTGCGGATTTTCGAGTAAAACAGCAGATGGATTATGCGTTCAAGGTGAAATACGCCAAAATCCGCGCATGGGAATTCTACAATCACCCAGACGTTGCAGGTAGCTGCTACGTAGCTGTCGGCGGGCTGGATTCCATCACGCTGCTCCTGTTCCTTCGCAGCATTGGTATTGATGTGCCTGCCATCTCGGTATCGTCGCTTGAGGATAAAAGCATTCAGCTGATTCACAAGCAACTCGGCGTGAAGCCGCTGAAACCGCTGAAAAGCAAAGTGGAAGTGCTGCGGGAGTACGGATGGCCGGTGATCTCCAAGGAAGTTGCGGGGAAAATCTCGCTTTTGCAAAATCCAAGCGAGAAAAACGCAACGGTACGCCATGCGATCATCACTGGGGAAACAGGGGCTTACGGCGGGTTCCGCACGGGGACGCGGATGAAGCTGGCGCAAAAATGGCTGGAGATCTTCGGCGGATACGAAAATGAGAATGAAGGCGTTAGCTACAAAACGCCGGATTTTCTCGTATCGGATAAGTGCTGCTATTACCTGAAAGAAAAGCCTTGCAGCGATTATGCCAAAGAAACCGGAAGCTTCCCGTATATGGGCCTGATGGCGTCCGAAGGAGGGCGCAGGCAGAAAGCGTTGATGATGCACGGGTGCAACTACATATCGCCGGGAACGAAACGCAGCTGTCCATTCGCGATTTTTTCGCGGCAGGATCTTTTGCAGCTTGCGCTGGATTTGCAGGTTCCGGTGCCGGAAATCTACGGAGAAATCGTGCGCGACGCAGACGGAACACTCAGGACGACAAAAGCACAGAGAACCGGGTGCTCCATGTGCGGGTTCGGCGTCCACATGGAAAAACGCCCACACCGGTTCGACCGGCTGTGGGAGCGGAATCCAAAGGAGTGGGAAATGTGGATGAATCACGTAATGCAGGATGATCGCGGGAACTGGTACGGCTGGGGCCGTGTGCTGGACTACATCGGCGTCGAGTGGCGGGATCCGG